GTCTCCGCGGGCGAGGGTGTCGAGGTCGAGTCCTCGGAGGGCGAGGAATCCGTCGAGGTATCCCCAGTTGAGCCGGGCCCATCGGGTGAGTCCGAGGGCCGCTTGGTAGGGCGGGCGAGATACCTCGCGTGCAGGTCCATGACCGCGAATCCGATGTCTTCGATCTCGATCTCACGCGCCGGGTCATCGGCGAAGGTCCGGTACCGCACGTACTCCTCAGGCAGCAGGGCCTTACGGAGGTAGTTGTCGAGCTCGGCCAGCACGACCATCCCGCGCCCAGCCCCTTCGGCCGACATAGCCCGTTCGTGGGCGATGAGCACAGAGGCGGCGAGCTTGGGGATGCATCGGAACTTCTCGTCCTGTAGCTCGAACCACATCGGGGTGCCCTGCTTCTCAGGCTGCTCGGTCATCGCTCAATCCCTTCGCGGTCATCCTCGGTTAGGGCGACCACGATACGACCTGAGCGGTCAGGCGAGGCGGACCTCCAGCCCGAGCTCGCGCGCCGCGTCCACGAGGTACGGGTTGGGCTTGGTGCCGGGGTGGTTCACCTGCTTCGCAAACACGAAGGTCGCGCCCCCCGGTGAGGTCGGGAACCGCAGGAACGTGACGTTGCGGGGTCGGATGACGTGGGGCGCCGTGCCCTCGTGGTGGAACAGCGCGTGGCCGAGTTCGGCTCCGACCATCGCGGCCGGTCCCTTCTCATCGGACACAAGCCGGACGATCAGCGCGTCCCGAAGGTGCTGCTGGGCGCCGGACGCTCCGATCCCGTGACCCTCGGGCGAGACCCCGACCTTCGGGGCCGCGCGGTCTCTGACCTGGTTACCGAGGTCCATAACGTGGCGTCCGACCGGGCCGTTGGGCGAGCGCAGGAGGTCCGACATGGCCGCGTCGTCTAGGCGGACGTAGGAGTCGGTCACGATCCCGGTTCCCCCGGGCACGGCTTTCCCCGGGCCTCCTCATACGGTTGCTCGCACACGTAGCAACCGATAGCGGCCTTGACCCGGCCAGCGCGGTCGTAGAAGTCGGGGTGAACCTTCCCAATATCGAGCGTCAGGCGAGCACCGTTCTGCGCTGCCGCGGCCTGCCCTTCGGTGAGGACATAGGGGATCGGGACTATCCAGACATGGGCCTTCACCCGAGCTGCGCCCTGACCTCGAGCCCCCACCCGGCTATCCCACCCTCGGGACCGAAGGGAAGCGCGTCACCGATGATGACCTCCTCGCAACCGGATTCCTTCGCGAACTTGCGGGCCGCGATGATTAGGAGGTCGTGGTCGCGGTGGACCTCCTCAGCGCTGTCCTGAATCCCGGCTGCCGAAGGCATCGGGCCACCTTCGTCAGTCGATGGGACGCACCGGGCCACCTCCGCGCGCAGGGTGGCCGTGCGCGTCGCCATGCCCTGAGTCGGGCCGGACGCGAGCGCGGAGGGCGTCCCGGCGTACGTGCGGAGGATCGCGACGGTGGCCTGCTCGCAGTCGTGGGCGACCGCGCCATTGGAGACGTAGCGGCGGGAGGGGAGGACATCGACCTCGGTCCAGGAGTCCTCTACAGCCTGTAGGAGGGCCGCTGCGGCCTCGAAGAGGGTCACGGCAGTGACTCCGCTCGTGGGGCCTCGACCGCGCACATCATGCAGACCACCACTTTGATATCGGGATCGTCCGTCTCCTGGTGGCAGTAGGTGTCGCCTAGCTCGAACGGGTGGTCGCACCTGGCGCACACCATCCCCGGCGTCCGTTCGTGGCAGTGAACGCACTCGTGGCCTAGGTCATCCGGCTCGATCGTGAACAGGCCCGTGACCATCGGGCAATCGGGCGCGTGGGGCGGTTCGGGGAGGTCGCAGTCGGCGCCGCAGTAGACGCAGTCGCGATCTACAGCGTGATCGTGCACGCCTCACCGTCCTCACCCAGCAGTCGCTCTAGGTCATCCCAGGTCAGACGGAAACGGCCGGCGCACGGCCCCCAATTTCCCCACGAGTTCGTGACCTCGACCTCGCGCGTGTCCGTGCGCACCGCGTACAGCTCGTACGCGTGGCCGCCGCGGATATCGCCTTCGATCTTCACGCGGCACGTCTTCGGGTCGACCACGTCCATTCCCGAGTACCAATTGCTACCGACTGCCACTGGACCGTGATTACTGAGGGTTCGGAGTACGTCATTGAGACCAAAGCACCAGCGCCACTCCCTGATCCGGCGCTCTACGCGTAAAAGCTTTAGCGGGGCGTCCGTGCTCGACCCGTAGTACGCGGGCTCCTGACCGGGCCACGGGTCGTACCGCTGCGCCTTGCGGTACCCGGCGACGCGCTCGCGGTCGGTGTCATAGGCGCGTAGCGCGGTTCGGGAGAGGCTGTCGCGCCACGGCTGCGTGTGCAGCAGACCGGCCGCGGCGAACATCGTGCAGGCCGAGGAGTTGCCCTGGTCGAACGCGTAGGTCCGGTCCCAGTAGCGGTCGATGATCGGAGCGTCTTCCGCGAACACGGTTCCGCGCGCGGCGAACTGACGGTTTCTCGGGTCGTGCCAGACGACGTTTCGGCCGAGGCGCCCGCCTCCGTCTTCGGAGGGGTGTTCTTCGATGTAGTCGAGTAGGCCGTCGCTCACGATGCGTGCACCATCGCAGCGAGGACTTCCGCACAGTAGCGGCAGTCGCAGTGGGTCGCCTCGGGATGATCCGCGCACGAACACGCCAGACGCGCGTCGACCCGCTCGTGGAAGAAACGGTTCGCTGCTTCCTTACAGCAGGCACACGGACAGCCCGAGGGCAGTCCGTAGTTCGGCAGCCCTGGACCGTAGGGGAGTCGGAACAAAGTGTCGAGCGCGCCGCTCACGGAATCCCCACGATCCCGCCGTCTTCCTCTGCCACCGGAGCAGACGGATCTGCCGGTTGCGGCCCGTGCGCGTCCGCGAGCCGCGGAACCGGCGCAACCTCCTCGACCGGGGTCTCCGGCACGATCGCCGTACGCGCGCCGCTCACGAGGTCGACGTTGACGCGCGTGGTCCCGAAGTGCGCGTAGTCGATGACGTCCCCGAGCTCGCGAAGCGTGTCGATGAACGCTCGAACCGCGGCCTCGCGTTGCTCGTCGTATCCGTGCGCGGCGTCATCGGGGATCGGAGACAAGACGGGGTCGCGGTGTCCGCTGATGGTGACGTTGAGGATGTCGGTCACGCGGGGCTTCCCTCTCCCGCGGACTCTGCCGCACCGATCGGACCGAGGATTGCTTCCCAGTGTTCGGTGCAGACGCGGACCTGCACGGCCTCGCCCCCGACGCGAAGGTGGATCGGCCCCCGCTCGTCGACCCCGAAGAACGGGCAGCCGATGATGGCGCAGATCACCTCTTGCTCAGACTCCGTCTCCGCTGGGCGTTCCTGTACCTCAGTCGTCAACGAACACCTCCCTGATTGCCTGCACCGCGCGCTCCGCGGCTCGTCCGTCGGTGAAAGCATAGGCGCGGCGTACGGCCGGTTCGCGGAGGGTCTTCGCGACTAGCGCGTCTGTGTCGGGATCGAGCGCCACAGCGACCATGCGGGCGAGCCACACCGGTTCACCTACAGGGACGCCCGGCAACGCGTCCCAAAACCTCAACCCGTGGGTTGCCTCGAACCTGTACCACGGCGCGTTCAGGCACAGCACGGGCCGCCCGGTCGAGGCGAACTCGTACAGGGTCGAGGACGTGTCGCAGACGTAGAGGTCGGCCCGGTCCAGCACGTCCTCGAAGTCCTCCACGGGTTCGATCCCCGCGTCTTCGTAGAAGGCTCGCAGGCGTCTCCACGCGCGCGGATGGCCGTGGCCGATGACGTGATAGTCAGGGCCGAGGTCGTGGGGGAGCTGCCGAACGGCATCCGCGAAGTGAGGGAACGCCCACCGCGTCTCCGGGACCTGCCTGCAATCCCAATGCCACGAGAGGGCGATTGTGAGGGGCGGGTGGCCGAGAGTTACGTGGCCCGCCCCCCGATCCTGTGATCCAGCCTTCGGAGTCTGCGCGGCGTGCACTCCGCTCGTCCGCTGGCCCTCGGCACCCAGGTCTTTAGTAGTTGCGCCTAAAGCGCCCGCTGATTCTAGATGATGGCGGTCCATTTTTGGGGAACCCACCACAGCGACTTTCGCGTCCGGGTAGACCTCAAGGTTTGCCTCGGCCGTTTCGATGTTCGGGCACAGAAACAGCGCGACGGCCTCGCGACCGCGGCCTCCGGGATTGCTCGGGTTTCGGTCCCACTCGCCGGCGGCGTTCCGGTATCTGTTGCCGACCCCATGTTCCGCGAGGATCACCGGCCTCCCCTTCACCCGGCGCACATCGGCATATCCGGCTACTACCACAGGACCGCCCTCAGCGGCGCTCAGGAGCCGCGTGTTGGCCGAAACGCCTTTCTGAGTGGCATAGGGCGCAATCGCGGGCCGAACGTGGAAACCGCCTCTCATCGCCTCTGGCAACGCGGCCCAGATCGGAGCAATGTGATCGAAGTAGTGAGGCTCCGAGGCGAGGAAGTCGATCCTCATTGTGGCGTGAAGTGCTCGCGGCGCATGTGCTGGCCGAGGTCATCGTTGACACCGCCATCGTCCCAGCCCTCCCAGTCGCACCCTTCGGGGCAGCGAACTCGAACGGGTTCCGCGTTGACGAATCCACGCAGGCCGAGGTGACCGCAGTTCGGGCAGCGCACAATTCCCGATGGGAGCCCCGATACGACCTGGCCGCAGTCGGAGCAGTACCAGCCGCCTTGCCCGCTCACTCCTCGATCCCTTCCACGGGGACCGACCAGATGCGGTACCGCTCCATGTGCTTGGTCGAGTACCCGAGCACGGCCTCGAAGTCGGCCCATAAATACACGCTGTCATCCTCGTCCCCGTCTTCGGGCCCGCGCCATGTGACGCGGTACGGGTCAGGGAATCGGGCCTTCAGCCATTCGATCGCGGCATCCTGCGAGGCGAACGCTCCGAGCGGAGGACTGGCATCGGTGTGATCTTCCACCAACCACACGACGGGTGGCGGTTCGTCCCCGATCCCCGGCCCCTTCGCCTGTACCTCGATGCTCGTCAGTCCGTCCGATGACGTGATGCGCGAGACGTAGGTGACGGTCAGGAAGGCAAAGTCGCGCAGCTGCTGCGCGAAGCTGTCGAGGAAGTGGAGCGCGTCTTCTTTGGTGGGGAGGCGGTCTTCGCTCATGGGGCGTTTCGTTTCTCGAGACGAGACAGTGCTTCGCTCTGGGCTTCAGCAGCAGCGAACATCGCGGGACCATCCGCGCCGGACTCGTACGCCTTGCTGAACTTCTGCGCGGCCCTGACGACGGCGACGAGCGCCAGCGCGGTCTCGCGATCCAATGCCGCGATGTGCTGCGCGATCTTCTCGCCTTCGGCGCCATGCCTGCCTCGGCCATCGATAGCGGGCCAGCAGTCCGCGATGAGCAGGCCATCGGGTCCTTCGACCTGCCAGTTTTCATCGGCGTCGACCGGTGGGACCGCTTCCCACGACGACCACGGGAGCGCGTTTGCCTTCTGCTCTAGGTCATTGAGGAACTCCGAAAGAGCGTTTGTGTCGCCCATCAGCACACCAACAGATAGTGAACGCGTTCCGCATCATCCGAGCAGCGGGCGGGCCACGACTCTGGCGGGTGGTCGCCACCTTCGAGGACTAGACGCCATCCGTTCGATGTACCCGAAGGGTTCTCGCGGTTCGCCACGACCTCGACCGTCTCGTGCGGGATATCGCGTCGCGCGCAGACCTGCATGTGGCACAGGTTCACGAACGGATTGGTAACGACTACATCGGTCATCGTCTGCGGGGTATCGTCTGGCACGTCTGACCTCCTAGTTAGGTCGACCGGCCCGGGGGTGTTCACGCACCCGCCGGGCGTTTTTCGTGGACGCAGCCTACTCCCGAGGGCCCAGTCTCACAACTACCCCGCCATGTTCGCTTGCATCGACCTCGAGCCTGTCCCCGAAGTCCTCCACGGCCCACAAGCTCCGATGCTTCTCTGTCGGCGGCAGGTGCGACGGGTTTGGAAAGAACGTCTCGGGCGTACAGATGACGACCCGGCCGGGGATGCGGTCCAAGAGCGCGAACCCGTCTTCCTTCGGCAAGTGCTCGAGGACCTCGACCATCAGGACCAGGTCGTAATACCGGAGGGCCACGTCCGAGAGCGTGCGGACGTCCTGCACGTAGACCGCGTCGTACAGGCATTGGAGTCGGTCGGTCACGTAGCCCGGCCAGGCTTCGACCGCATCGACCCGTTCGGGCTTGACGTTGAGATACTCGCGAGCGAGTTGGGCGCCCTTACCGTAGCCCGGCCCGACATCCAGAATCCGCTCGTGCGGAACCGTCTCGATGAGGTTGAGGATCGTGGGCCACAGGGCGAGGTTACTGGTTGGCACGTTGCTTGGCCTTCCAGTTCCGGAAATAGGTGCGTCTGCATATCCGGCATACGCGCCGACCCTGTCGCGTCAGGTAGGTGTTCGCCTCATCGTACGGATGCCCCTGTGGACATGAGGTGGGTGGTGGTGGCCGGTGCCCCCTCAGATGATCCGAGGGGGACAACGGCGTGAGATGCGCCGGGTTGACGCAGGAGCGCACATGGCACTCGTGGTGGAGATGGAACCCTTCTGGGATCGGTCCCACGAACTTCTCGTAGGCAAACCTATGTGCCAGGCCTCGCGAGCCGAATCGCCCGTAGCCAGTACGGTCTATAAGCGCCTGCCATAGCCAGCACGGACTCTCGTACCCTTGGTCGCTGATGACGTAGAGCGCTTCACTCCATTCGCGGTACGGAAAGACCTGTTTGCGCGCTGCGTGCCCGCGTATAAAGCGCAATGGGCGACCTTTGACCCACCCGTACTTCGTGTGCGTCTGAGCGGCGATAGCTGTCTTCTGCTTGTCGACGATCGTCGCGATCGCACCGCCGATCCCGATGAGGATGAGCGCGTGTCCGAGCCACGGGAGCATCGCCACGAACGCCCGGTAGTAGGCGCGGCGGAACCGACGCCAGCGATTCACGGCTTCTCTTCGGGTTCTACGGGGGCGGGCGACAACGCCTCCCACTCCTTGACCGTCTTCACGGTGACCATCAGGCCCGGTCGGCGGCACATGACGTACCCCTCGGCCTTTGCCATGAGACGGAATGGACCCTTCTCGTCGTAGCGGACCTCGCCTTTGCTCACGCCTTCACCATCGCGCCGGCCGCTTCCCGTAGCGCCGCCTCGACCTCGTACAGCCACGGCACGGGGTCGAGCTCGGTCGCACGAGCAACTGCCAGACGCGATGCCCGGTGGTACTCGACCGGGTCGTCCAAGTCGCCGATCGCTCTCGTCCACTGGCCGGGGTCGGCCCGGTCGCAGAAGATCGCGCACGGCCCCACGGACTCGAGCAGCCCCTCGGTCGGATGCGCGATGGTCGGAATGCCGGACGCGGCAGCCTCGACCGCGACCCGTCCCCACGACTCATATGCCGACGGCATGAGCAGAAGGCGCGTCTGCCGGTAGACCTCGCGGACATCAGGTTGGTTGTCCCACACCTCCACGTTGGCCGGCACGTCGTCAGGGACCTCCTGACGGCCGTATGCGCCCCTTACAGCCAAGAACCGGCGTCCGGGCATCCTTCGGGCCAGCTCGAACAGTAGCGGCCCTCCCTTGGCCTCTGAGAGGTTTAGGAGTGTGATCGCGTCGCCCTCTACGGTCACCTGGTAGCGGGACGCCTGGATCGGGGGCGGAAGGACAATCTGCGGCCCCCTCCACTTCGAGGCACGCGCGACCCACCGGGAGTTGAAGATCACGAGCGCAGCGTCGCGCGGGCGTACGCGGTGAAACGCTAGCTGGCGATGGTTGTGCACGACGAAGGCAGTCGGCTTTCCCACTCGTCGGGCGAGCATGATCGTGTGCCGCGTCATATCCAGGTGCGTGACCAGCAGGTCGGCAGCGCGCGCTTCGGCATCGGGGATCGTCGGTGACGAGACGTAGCGGACGCCGTCAAGTTCGTACGGGTCGTCCTTGCCGCGAGCCACGTAGACGGTCACTGTGTGGCCGCGGCTGACCAGCCACCTCAGAAGATCATGTACGTACCATTCCGCCCCGGCGCCGTGACGCGGAACGCCCATGTGCAGGAGCGCCGCGAGATTCACTCGGGCGGATCGTCCTGCGTTGCGTCAACGATCGGCACGTCTTCTAGGGCAGCGGGGAAGACCTCCAGCTCCATGCGATGTGCACCGCACCCGCGGCAGTACGGGGCTCCGTCAGGCTCGAAGCGCACGAACACCGGGCGGTATTCGCCGCAGGTCGTGCAGTTCGCCCAGGGGGTCTCCATTCGGCGCCTCCTTGGGGTCGCTCATCCCTTGTGTCACCTGATCCTACGCTGGAGACGACTCCGCGCGCCGCGCCCGCACCGTATCCGGGTTCACGACGCCAGACGACCGCTTGCCCGCGGACTCCACGTACGACGCGAGGAAGAGGTCGACCTCATAGATCCCCGTTCGCCCGTTGTCGAGAAACGCCATGGGGTCGAGCATCGCCATCGTGATCCCCTGACGCGTGATCGTCTGGACGCGTTGCGGAAGACGGCACTCGCCCTCCGTCTCGCCGGTCGCACGCAGGAGCTCGCACGCGAGCGTCGCAGCCGCCAGAACGCCCGCGCGCGGAGGTGCCTCCCCGTACGTGAAGTCGACCTCGATCCGTTCGTCCGGTACGCGGTCGGGTCTGCGGCAGCACGGCCACACCTGGCGAACGTTGTTCCCGTCCGGCAGGCGGTAGAGGCGTTGTCCGTGCAGGCGGTACTCGAATGGCGAGACGACCTCACCGTCTAGCCTGATCTCCTGGACCGCAACGACCGGCAGCGCCCCGAGCACGAGGTAGCGGACCCCCGCACAGCACGGTCCCGTCGCGTCCCCGCACCCGCAGTAGACCCCGGGGTTGACCGTCGTGGAACAGACCCCCGGATACTGCTCGCCAGACAGCTTGTAGAGCACGCCGGACGCGACCTCGATCATGGGTTCGTCCGCGTCAACGTCGGTGCAGCCCGTCAGTTGCTCCACGTCCGTCGCGTTGATCCAGGGGCTACAGGGACCCGAGCCTGCGTCTGCCACGGGGGAGGGGGCGGACCCCAGCCCGATGAGACCTGCGTCATCGCTCATGCCCGGAAGTCTACGGGGCTAAGTCGCCTCGGAGACGGAGGTTCAGCAGCGGTCGTCCGAGTAGCCCGCGACCGCCTGTTCGAGGTCACGCATGCCCTCGCAGGTATCGCGGCGGCGCTCCTGCTCCTCGACGCCCTCGCGGTAGCGGACGAACGCGAGTGTCCCGAAGGCCAGGGCCACGACCAGGACGATGATGACGACGCCGGGTATCTGTTTCATGGAGGGGCAGTATGCGCTTGGGGTTATCCGGGCGCAAGGGGGTCGGCTAGGAGTGGAACAGCCCGATCACCGGGAGCGACCCGACTGACCCGTCATCTACCACCACCGTTGCTGGCGCCGGATGAGCCCCCGCTGTCAGGGCGGCGCCCTTGACGTGAGCCGACGCGTTCGTGACGAACGTGGGCGTGATCGAATCACACGACATTCCGACGAAGTACACGCCGGGGGCTAGAAAGACTTCCGGCAGCACCACGTCGGCGTTGCCGTTGGCGGGCGTAGCGATGGCCCCGCTGGCAGTGAGGCGAGTGGTGCCCTGCCGGTTGTAGATGGCGACGGAGATGTTGTTAGCACCGCCGCCTGCGTTGACACGGATACGCGCTCGGTCGACGAGGACCGGGCGGTCGATGGTGACGAACGACCCTCGGAACTGGTTGGCCGAGCCGAACGCGCCCGTGCCTGTTGGGTCGATGTTGAAGTACAGCGGTTTCTTGGGCTTGAGCCCGACCGGTCGTGGTGCTACTCGGCCCATTAGAGTCGCCTCATTTCGACCTGGTCGTAGTCGATGAACCCAGCACCGGAGGACTGCAATACGACTGAGACGCGATCCAGGCCCGCGGGGACGGTGACGCAGCGTTCGAGCGTCGACCACGAAGTCGCCGCCGCGCCCGAGAGCGAGACCAGCCAGCGCCCCGGATCGGTGGAGTCCTGGAGCAGAACGGAGTAGGCGCTGCCGGTTCCCGTGGAGTTGCGGACCTTGCAGCGGAAACGGTAGTGCGCTTTCTCGACGTCTGAGTCGGCAACGTTGTAACGGCTCTGGGAGATTCGGTTGGTAGACGAACACTGGACGTAGTTGTCGGTCCCGTCCGCGCCACCATCGGTCTTTAGCACCGGGGCGGCGGTCGCTGACCACGGGCCCCACGTCGCGTTTGCGTACGGAAGGTTCTCGAAGTCGCCCTCGCGGATGAGGTCTTCCCATTCGCCGTGAGGCTGAGCGAACAGGCCACCCGGCACCGTCAAGCTTTCGAGCATGCCCGCGTCCATGTAGCTCTTGATGTAGTCGCAGACCTCCGTGTACTGCGCTGTCGTCATGTAGCCGGCCGTGTCCAGTCGCCATGAGTGAAGCGACAGGTGCAGCACGTCGCGGTTTGCGACAGCCTGGTCAATGCGAGCCTTCACCGCGGCCACGGTCTCCGCGTCGATCGCGTACGGGGCCGATCCGTATATCTCCTGATTTGGCCAATGGAACGTGTCGTACGAGAAACCCGTCGCCGCGACGTAATTACTCTGGACGAGGGTGCCGTGGCGTTCGGCCCACTCGGAGTCATTGAGGAACATATTGAAGGTGCCGGGGGTCACCCAAAGCTCGGCCCGGATGAGCGCGTGGAGGGCTTCGATCGTTTCCCTCGGAGCCACGACCTCTGATTGCAGGTCCGCCTCTGTCCACGCTCCCGCCGCGTAGTTAGCATGTGTGTCGGAGTGCGTGGCCATCGCGTTGCCGTACTGAAGCATTTCCACAATCTGCGCGGTCGTCAGCTTGCCGGGGTCGTTCAGGTAGCTCGCGACGAGGGCGAATGTTCCGATGATGCCCCTGTCGCGCTCGATCGGAAACGTCTTCGTGTAGTCCGCAGCGTCCCCATCATCGTGTCGCAACGTGATGCCCGCCACGCCGATGTTCATGTGGCCGAGGCGTCGACGCTGAAGCCGCTCCTGATGGTGAAGCCCGAGGAGTTCCGCCATCCCGGTTTCGGTCGAGGCCGCGTCCGCGGCCCCCACGTCTCCCGCGTCCAGCACCACCGCGCCGGTCTGAGTGTTGACCGACGTAACCGCGTCGGCAGGAGCATCCGGCAGGTTCGCGGCTGGCACCTTCGAGTCAGCTCCGAGTGGAGCTACACCGTTCGCCGCGCCCTTCTGCGCGAGCGGGATCTTCGCGGCCACATCGGACGTGAGGGTCGCGTCTGCCGCGGTGCGCTGCGCGTTCTCCTGCGTGAGCGCGTCCTGCACGTTCGTCTCGTTGAGCGTCCCTACCGGCACGAAGATCGCCCCGGCCGCGCGGTCGGATCGCGAGGTAATCAGGTACGAAAACGACGGCAGTATCCCGGTGGACCCGTGGTAGTGCGCGGCCCCCGTGTTCGAGATGTGCAGCGTGACGTCGCGCGGATCGTCCAGCCAGTACTCGACAATTCCGGACTCCTTGGACAGCAGTCGCGGTGGATCGAGCGGGTCGCCTCCGGTCTCAGCGATGTAGACGCCGGTCGCGAGCGTGGTCGTGCCGAGCTCGCGAATCTCGACCTGGGCATCGACGATGCGGTTGCCGTTCGCCGCGTCGCTGACGATGGTGTACCGGTACGACCTCATGTACGTCCTCTCACCGCCGAGTGCCCGGCCTTGCTACACCCAAGGTCACCGCGCGTCAAACGCGATTGCACTTCTGTCACCCGTTCGGGTGAAGGTCTACGAACCGGTGACCGGCAGCAGTCCGCACACCGCGGTCGGAATGTCGTCGGTGCGCACGAACGCGAAGTGCGTGGGGTCCACGTCGTAATCCCAGTCCGCGGCGGGGCCGGGCGCCCAGTTCTCGTTCATCTCCGTGTAGCCCGTGAACGGCGCCGTGTGGACCTCGTTGCCCATGGACCGATCTGACGGAACCCAGCGCGTGCGCACGAACGGCCACCACCACCACGGCAGGTCCGCGGCCTGAGCACCGTCCACGATCGCCTTCGTGAAAAATTCCGCGGAGACGCCGTTCGGGTTCGGGTTCTCACCCGTGCCGGGCGGCACGTAGCCGATCACATCGCCGCCCGGCGCGTCGTAGATCAGCTCGCCGCCGAACAGGAAGTAGTGGAGCTCCGGCGCGGGCTTGGTCGACGTGTAGCCGAGGTTGACGCGCTTGATTCGGTCCTGCTCCTTGTACGCGACGGAGATATCCCCGCACGCGTTCTTCTGCTCGAAGTCCTCGCCCTCGGTCAGCTCGAACGAGTAGGACACCGTTGCCAGGTCCTTGGTGATGAGCATGTTATCGGCCCCGATGAGCGGGGTTCCGTCCGTGTCCAGCCGCGCGAATCGCGCCGCACAGACCTGTAGCGAACCAGCGCAATCCTCAGCCACGGCGAGGCTCCTTTCGAGATGTCAAGGCTTTGCCGATCATGTTCACGATCATGTTCACGACCCCGCCCCGCAGACCACGCCATCGACCTCCACGGCCAAAAGGCAGCAGGGGTCGAACACCGCGGCGGCCACGCGCTGGGCGAAGACCTCCACGGTGTTGTCGCGCGTGACGCCACTGACGGCCTGCTGGAGGGTTTCGGGCAGCACCTGGATCTCCCCGAGGCGCACGTCCACCAAGCCCGTCGCGTACGCCCACACCGATCCGTCCGTCGCGGGGGTCTCCGCGTCCCTGGACCCGTCGTACCCGGCCCCCGGCACCACGATGTTTCCGTGCGTCGTGAGCCGAAGGTCCCCCTGGGCGTCGAGCAGTCCCTCGGCCTTCCAGTGGGTGGTGACGGAGCGCGGCGCGTGGATCATGCCGACCCCGCCCCCGTTGCAGTCCGCCAGAGCGGCCTCCAGGCACGCTAAGGCGTCTACGTAGCCCATGGGGGCGGTGGAGACCTCCTCCGCGTCATCGCTTGCCAGGCGCTGGTTGGTGAAGCCTGCGGCGTCTCCGATGGCTCCGGTCCATAGCTCGGCCTCGAGCTGGGCGGACGTCCAGACCGTGAGCGTGTCTTCTGCCCGTTGCCTGGTCTCCGCGAAGTCGATCGCCACGGCCGAGCACGCGTCATCGGCCATGAGCCCGACCGGCCGGTAGGTGACGGGTGCTCCTCCGCGCGTGGCCGTGCGCTCCTCTGGGTCCGTCTCGCACGGAATCCACGACCCGCCGCGACCGCAGATGCCCGGCCTGAACTCCAGGCCCGCCTGCCAGCGGTTGCCCGTTTCGTTGACGGGGTTCGCAGACACCAGCAGCCCGACCCGAGGGGGCCGGACTACCGGTGTCCTGACGACTTCCACTTACCTGCCTACCTGCCGCTCGGCTCTTACGAGCCCGGCGTGCAGGCGCCGACCAGCTCGACCGGAGCCGATGCCGTGCCGTCCGGGCAGACATCGAAGGTCACGGCGTCGGACCACACGCCGATGAAGAACGTCTGCTCGAACGTCTCCATGAAGGCCTGAACGTCGTTGACGGCGATGAGCGTCGAGTCCCTGATCTCCGTTCCGAAGTCGAGCTCCCCGGCGTCGATGTGGGCCCATGCGCCCTCATGGTGGATGACTGCCTGGAAGTCGTCCGGCCAGAACTGCGGGTCGTCGGAGTCCTCGAGACCGATCGGCTGGTTCGCGTCCGGCAGCCACGTGGGGTTCACGTTGCGGGCCGTGAACCACGCGTTGATCTGCTCGTTGGACAGCGTCAGGTCGTCGTTGTCGCGGCCTCTGCGGGTGCGGTCGGTGCGGATCATGTCCCTGACCCACGCCGGGGCCTTGAAGCGGATCGGCATGTTCTCGCCCATGCGGTACTGGTAGCGCCGCGCCGCGATGATGCGGTCGATGGCCGTCAGCACGTCGATCGACGCTCCCAGCATCTGCGTCGCCGAGTAGGTGCTCGTGGCGTCATCGACCTGCTTCGCGAAGTGCTTGTTCTCCGCGAGGCGCGCGTGCGCGGCCTGGCCGAGCTCCCACCACCTGGCGAACAGCTCGGGGAAGGTCATGCGGTTGAAGTTGCCGGTCCTGAGGCACAGCGGGATCGCGTCCGCCATGATCGTGTCCTCGTCCGGGCACTCGATGCGGATGCACGGCTTGGTCGCGAGCCGTTCGTCCACCGGCACGTCCGGCCCGTCCGTGTCAGCGAAGTTCGGGTTGAGGTCGTTCGCGTACGACCAGACGTAGGCCATGCCGTCGACGTCCGCGAGCTGGGGCGCGAGGAGGCGCCTGACGCCACCCCTGGGTGCCGGGAGCGTCACGTCCGCGTCGCGCAAAGGGCGCTCCGCGCTCGAGATGTTGTCGCCGAGGTCGTAGGTCGACGGGATCGGCGCGCACGTTCCGCCGGCCGCGGTGATTGCCTCCGCGGCTGCGCGGTTGACCGATCCGCCCGCCGCGGTGATTGCCGACTGCGACAGGTTGCGGGCCGCGGCTGCCAGGGCTTCGATGCGCTGGGAATTGCCGGTCGCGTCCTGCTCGGTCAGACGCTGGCTGTCCTCGATCGGCTGCCGCACGGTCGCGACCACCGTCTTGAGACCGTCCACCTTTCGGGCGCGCGATCCGGCCTGGAGCTGCCAGGCGCGTTCCACCTGCTGGCGCAGACCGTCGAGCGTCAGCTCCTCGCCCATGCGGGCCTGCGGTGCCCCGGATGCGGCCACGATGGTTGCCTGCGGGCGCGTCTCGGGCTCCGGTCGGGGCGCGTGGCGGGCGCTGCCACGTCGAGCCGCTTCACTGATCGGCGGTCGAATGTTTCGTCTGCGGCTCGCGGACGCCGCCTGTGCCTCGGGCGTCTCGGCTCCCGTCCCCGGCTCGCCCTCACCGGTCCCGGACCCGTCCCCAGTGTCGCCTGCGGGAGTGCCCTCGGAGCCTTCCGAACCTTCGTCCCCCTCGGCCCCGGACCCCTCGTCGCCGTCCCCGTCGCCCTCGGACCCCTCGTCGCCTTCGCCCTCTCCGTTGCCGTTGATGCGGCCGAGGAGCTCGTCGCGCTCGCGCTGGCGGGCCTCTGCGGCCTCCGTGCGCGTCTGCGTCTCGGTGTCGATCTGCGTGCGGGCCTCTGCGATCCCCCGCAGCTCCTCGAGCGCGTCGTCGGAGTCGTCCTCCGCGAGCTCGGCCGCGCGTGCGCGCAGTCGCTGATCGAGGTCTGCGAGCTCATCGTCGCTCAGCGGGTTGTCGCCGGGCTCGTTCAGTCGGGCCAAAAGCTCCTGGAGCTCGTCCACGGGGTTTGTCCTCCTCGTACGCGAAAACGCGGGATACGGCAATGCGAGGAGCGGGTCGGGCGGGCTCTACGGCCTATCGCCTGCGACTGCGGCCCCGTGGCTTCGACGGGGCGTGCTCGAATGAGGGCAACGTTACCGCGGCTTGTCAAGGATTTCGCGGACCCCGGCACGCAAAGAGGGACCGCGTGCAAACGGGTCCCTCTGAGATGGGGTTCTCGAATCCGTTCCAGCGGGTCCGAGGCGGTAGCCCCCGCTGGAGATTCTACGCGGGGAAGCCCCGTCCGTTGAGCATTGGGAGAGACTCGAAGACGGGGCTTCCGGGTGGCTCGGCCCGGGGATGGGCGTGGTTGCCATCGTAGCCCAGACGCGGCGAAGGCGCCCCCTCCGATCCGAAGATCCTTGGAGACGCCTCTCGCCATCGTCCCGTCCTGCACCGAGCCTTGAACGGAACTCGCCCTACCGCCACGCCCTAGGAAGGCGGCTCGGGGACACCTCTTTGCCTGCCGTGGAATGTCCGCTCACTCTACAGGCCCACGGGAGGGGGCGCACGGGTATCGCTCGAAACAGCCCGGAGCGACCCCGTTAGGGCCGACAGTGTGAAAGGCCCACACGCCCCCGTCCCTCCCAGACGGGTGTCACCGGCTCTCAGAACGGTGACGGGATGAAGCCTAGCCCGCGCGCGACCGGCCCGTCTAGCCCGTTGGCCCCGCTATCTGCTCGCGATACGCGGATGCCGCCATAGCCCTCAGCTTGGGGGCAAACGCGATGTTCTCCACGGCCTTCATGCGCTTTTCGAGGTCGTTGAGCCGACGCCTCTCGCCCGTCTCGTCTGCCGGGAGCGCCCCGACCGCGACCATCGCCTGGACTTCGACCGCCCCCGACGCCGCGAGCGACATACGCGCTCGAGGGATCGGGAAGCCCGGCGCGTTCACCGCGAGCGCGGCAATCAGCTCCAGCGCCCCTCCCGCAGGCCGCCAGTCACCGGAGATAGACGACCCGCGAAGCTCCCGGATCTGCTCAGGTGTGACCCCCGGACGCAAAGCTCCAGAGAACCAAATGCCGTAGTCGTCCTCGCCGCACGCGATGTCCGCCGCGGCTGAGCCCGTGTTCGCGTAGTGCGAGTACGCGGCCTGCATGGACACCGACGCATCCGTGGAGGGATGGTCGGTCCCCATGATGATCGTGCCGGTGGGTACGGGGTCGCAGTCGGGTCCACACGGCCTGACCGACCCGTGGCGGAAGTACGCGTAATCGCTCACCGACCTCGGCGGCGGGACGCACGATCCCTCGAACCCGACGTGACACCGATCCCACTCCGCAACGTAACCGTAGACCCTGCCGTCGTCATCGATCGAGATGCTGCCGGTCTCGTCGGGCGTCATCCCGTGGTGCAGGAAGAACTCCGCAGGCGGGTCGACCGGGATCTCCACGCCGCCCGTGACGGGCCGGGGCGGTTCGCGACGGACCTCCACGCGCTCTGACGGGACGGTCTGCATGATGAACGATGCGGCTGCGCGGTTGTCGCCCTGAGACCAGCGGCCGGGGGCCGGACGGTTCGCGGCTTGGTCGGCACCCTCCTCGGGGTCTGGCGCGCCCTCGGCGGGCTGGCCCCCGGAGCCTTCGAGCTCCACGTACGCCTCCGCGAACGCAGGAAACGGGCAGGCCGTGGCCCCTAGAAGTTCCCCGGACGTGACGGTCATCAGCTCATCCGTGCAGTAGCCGTCTTCGTCCTTCTCCCGGCACTCGTAGTCGACCTCCATGCGGCCGAGGTCGACCGACAGCCCGTAGCGTCCGTGCTGGTCCAGGATCTCGCGGAACCGTCTTCCGGCCTCCGAGTCGTCGAGATCGCCCGTCAGGATCACGTTGTTGCCGTCGCGCGAGAACGCATCGATCCGCCCCGACAGCTCGGCCCCGAAGTGGCCCATATCCGTGGTGGTCTGGAGCATGAGCGGCAACGGCATCGGCCTCGGCTCGAGCGCGCCCTCGTCGATCAGGCGCCCGTCTGACGTCTCGGTGCCCTCGGGTACGGCCAGCATCCGCACCCGGCCCGAGCTCGGGGCGTCTGCCGGGATCTCCGCGAGATGCCCGCGCGCATCCGTCGTGATCGCCGTGCGTGCTTCTTGAAACGTGCCGGTTTGTGCGACTTCTGATCCGTCATCGCGGGTGACGACGAACCCGCCGCCCTCTGCGTCCTGGACCGTCCACCTCATGGCTTCACCTCCGGGGTCAGGGTACTTGGGGGTTCGGGAGCGATGTGGGATTCGTCGGGCCACTTCAGCGGCACCCAGCACACGCAGGCGACACCGTTGAAGGGAAGCGGGATGAACCACTCGCGAAATGTCTGGCCATAGGCGGGGATGCGGAGGCGGCACAGACGCTGTCGCCATGGGATCGGCACGACCCCGGCCCGGTCTACTCGAATCGACAGTCCTCGCGGCTTTCTGCCGCAGCGTGTGAACGCTGTCTGCCCCCGCCACCACAGCACGAGGACGGCCCCGATGAGGAGCCCGGCAATCGCTCCGACTACCTGCGTCACGGCTCGATCATCGGACCCTCACCAGCGCCGGACGTGCTGAGCAACGGCACGTCTCGTGGTCCCCGGGATGGTAGTGCGCGTACCGTGGCCACCCCTCGTTGTTCGCCAGCACCGCATCATCGAAGTTCACGAACTCCGTGCCATCGAGGTCCGCGTGCGGCTCGAATTCGGTGGTTCTGGGGTACGGGCCGTACTCCCACACCCAGCCTTCGGTTTCGATCCCCTTGGAGCGGAACAGCTTTTGCATGAGCCATCCGGTCGCGAGTCCCAGCGCCGTCTTCACGGGGTCCAGAACCGCGGCGGACACGACCGGGGCGTCCGGCCCGACTGCTCCACCTGCCCTCGCCACGGCCTCGCGGATGATCGCAAACGGAACGGTCGCCGTCGCGTCGTGCTCGCCGTTCTCAGGTGCGCGGGGGTCGGGGTCGTGCAGGCGTTCGCGCGCGAGGTCCGTCAGCGCGTCTCGCGTCCACGCCCACGCGTCGTCCAGCAGGCGCTCGAACTCCCGCTCCGCGTCTCGTCTCTCGGCGTCCGTCAAGTCCGGGACGAGTCCGAGGGCTGCCGTCTGCGTCTGGCCTACCCACGCGCGGAACCTGTCTTCTAAGTCGTCGAACGCACCGCGTAGCAGGTCTTCCTCCTGGAGCCCGAGTTGCGCCACGATCGCCGGGCCGAGGGTCTTAATCACCTGTCGCCTCGGTACGTCCTTCACCAACGCGCCGGCGGCCACGCGCGCTTGGACGGCGGGTGACGCCGCTGCCGTGCCCTTCGTCCGGCCCCGGCCCTTGTTCGCCGCCTGCACGACCCGGGCACCGGCGCGGTCTAGAACTTGGTCGAGTACGGCTTCGAACGCGGCCTCCAGACGCGCGTACAGCTGGCGGTCGAGGTCGGCCTGTCGGCGCGCGAGGCGCGCGAGGTCGGGGTCTTCGCGGGTAGCCGCCGCGGTGACGGACGCCTGCGAGTCTTCCTGCTCGGGTGGACCCTGCTCTGGGGTCTCGGCCCCGTCCACGGCTACCGACGGTCGGCCCGATGATCGCCATATGAGCCGACGCTGAATCTCATCCTCATCCGGGGCGGACGTCTCGTCGTAGCCCGCGGCCCCCCGCAGGTCTTCGTCTCGGATGACCCCTCGGTCGTGGAGATCCTTCGCGTCGCCCACCGCGTTCGGTCGGGCCACGAGACGAACCGGGTCGTACCAAATGATGTAGTCGCGCCAGTTCGGCACCCCCGCGGCCCGGAGCATCGGATGCAGGTATCCGACCGTGAGGCTCGACAGGATCGTCAGCGTCAGGGGCTCTAGGTGCGCCTTGAACGCCGACTCGTCGATAGCCCAGGCGGACCAGTGATTCGCGGACCCGATACCGAGCACGACTTCAATCGGAAGGTTCAGACCCCCCGCGAGCCGCTTCTGCACGCGCTCCGTGCGCACATCGATCCACGCGTCCAGCGTGCGCGACAGCTCGATCAGCCGGACCTTGTCGAGGTACTTCTCTTCCCCGAACAGCAGGTGCGGAACGATCGCGTTGGCGTGACCCTCGTCTTTGACCGGAGTACCCAGGGCCTCGAGCAGCTCGTCCACGAGGTCGCCCTCTTCCGCTACCAAACTCGCGTCCGTCCCCACCTGCCGACGCACCTTGCGCAGTTCGTTCGGCACGGCCAGCACGCCAGCGTTGTTGCGGCTCCGCTCCGTCGCGCGCGCCATGCGGTCGAGGATCAGAAGCTCCTCACACTGAGACAGCACGCCGCGCAGAGGTGAGTCGGCCTGCCACGCGCGTCGACGGTGCGGACTCCACATGCGAACGAGCATCGAGTCTTCCCCGAGCTCGACCTTCTCCTTGTCGTCCCCGCCGTCAATGAGGATGACCTTGCCCTCAGCCGATCGCTTGACCTCGTCCTTCGCCCGGATCTCCCATCGCTCGTCGCCGGGGTCCAGCTCGCGACCGATCAGGTAGCACTCGCCGGGGATGCTGAAGTGCACGCCCGCAGCGCCCATGATTTCTGGGTGGCCCCCGAGCGGGCCCTCGAGGCGGGCGAGCGCATCCATGGGGGCCGCGTCCTCAATCGGCTCCGGTTGCTGCTGTCCGGGGGCCGGACGTCGCGCCGGGAACAGGATCAGCTTGGACAGCGCGTTGCCGATGAAATTGCCCGAGTACTTGACCTCGCCGAGCGCGTCGAAGTAGTCCCACGCGTGGTCCTGCCACTTCGCCTGGCGCTCGATGAGCTTTCTGGCCTCCGTGCGGTCATCCGCGATCCCAATGACGCGCGCTGCTGCGACCACCGGGGCCGGCCAGGCATCGGGGATCGGAAGGGCCGAGTGCGCCGGGGCGAGCACGTTTGCCGCTGCCGTCAGCCCCCTACGCCGCGCAAGTCGCGCGAGCGCCCCCACTTACTCGGGCTCCCAGGCTTCAGCGTGCTCGCACCCTTCTAGGGCGATGATGTTCGACTCGATCCCGAAGTAGACAACGTCGTCGGATTCGTGCTCCAACGGCGTGGCCTTCAGTTCGATCACGGCCGTCACATCCGCGCCACAGCCATTGACCTGGCACTTCATCGCGCCGGGGTCGGTGCGAACGGTTCCGAGCTTCGCCATCTAGCCCACCCTTCCCGGCTCAGTCACAGGGACCTTCAGGAGTGCTTGGAACCGCGCCTTCGGTCTGCCCTGTCCACGGCAACATCAGGCCATCGCCCCCGCTCCGTGGAACGATGTGGAAGTGAACGTGCGGAACCGTCTGCGTCGCGGCTACCCCGTTCGATTGG